AAGGCAGAGTGCCAGTAGAAACCCTTAAAGCAGATCCTGAAGGCAGTGTGTCTAAAGAGGAATTAGACTCTATGGTTGCTGATCCCAAGTACAAGAAAGACCCAGCATTTAGGGCAAAGGTTGAAAAGCTCTTTGAAAAGATGTATGGTTGAGGGGTTGGCAAGCAGTTGCTAACGTCTCCAGAGGAAGATTTAGCCCCTGCTTGACAGGGGCTTTTTTTCGGCTATACTTTGACCCGTTGCTGTGGTAGGTAACGATACTGAGGCCGTTTGCACATGCTTTCTGTCTTTTGTAAATTTCGTAGGAATAATTTACAAAGGACTACCACCAGAGAGCAGTTGCAAGCGGCTTTTTTATTGTCTATACGCATCCGTACTCCAGACGATACCAGTGGGTCTGCATGGACTGCTTGGAAGAAAACACAGGGCTTGGTGAACACCCCCCCAAGATAACCCTACTAGCCTGTCAGCGAGGGACTAGGGTAAACACTGATACATGGGTGGGACAAGTCAGTGTTGGATGAATCGCTGCCTCATGGGTACTCTGGCTAGAGCATGAATATATGCTCCCTGCGGGAGAGGGTTGGATAGCCTTGGCTACCACCCTTGGGGAGCCTATGTCTAACAATACTTGACAACCCTTAAAAAGTGTGTTCTATAATGTAATCATGGACAACCGTAAGGCCCATGACGGCAGTAGTCTGCTCCCTGGTGTGGGGGTAACACACAAGTCTAGGCCCAGAATTCTTCTGGACAACCGTTGGCGATAAATTTTTTCATCAACCGTTTCTAGGAGAAACAAATGGCGATTAGCATTTCTAACGCTTTTGTGACGCTATTCGACACGGAAGTGAAGCAAGCATATCAAGCCGATGCTGTCTTGCGTAACACTGTCCGTCTGCGTACTGGTGTCACTGCGTCTACTCACAAGTTCCCCAAAATTGGTGCTGGTGTTGCACAAGTCCGAGTTCCTCAGACTGATGTAACTCCTTTGAATGTGACCTACTCTCAGGCCACAGTCACACTGACCGACTACATTGCTGCTGAATACAGCGATATCTTTAACCAATCCAAAGTCAACTTTGACGAGCGTCAAGAGTTGGTTGAGGTTGTCGGTAAAGCAATTAGTCGTAGATCTGATCAAATGATCATTGATTCATTGGCTGGTTCAGGTACTTCCCTGACCGTGGCTACCAGCATTGGTGGCTCTGCTACAAACATGAACATGGCTAAGTTGCGTGAAGCTGCTCGTTTGCTCAATACTGCAAACGTACCCGCAGAAGAGCGTTACATCCTGATTCACGCTTCCCAATTGTCTAGCCTGTTGTCTGAGACTGCTGTTACCAGCAGCGACTTCAACAGTGTCAAGGCTTTGGTGCAAGGTGATATCACTAGCTTCATGGGCTTTAACTTCAACGTTATCGGTGACCGCTCAGAAGGTGGTTTGACTGGTGGTGGTGTAGGTCAAACCCGTGTGGTCTATGCCTATCACAAGATGGCTGTCGGCATGGCTGAAAGCATGGCTATTCGTTCTGAAATCAATTACATCCCTGAGAAAACTTCTTGGTTGGTGTCTTCGATGTTCAGTGCTGGCGCTACAGCTATTGACGCTGGTGGCATTGTCGCAATCACCTGCACTGAATAAGGAGAATACATCATGGCATTTTCTGCAACAGGCTTTAACGCAGTTGGCGGTCAGTCAAAATCTGGCAATGCACCAGCTATTTACACATACTCATCTGCTGACGCACAGTCGGTGATTCGTGTATCTGGCTACTTCAATTCAGTTGCATCAATCCTCAAGGTTGGTGACCTGATTTTCTGCTTTAGCGGCACTGGTGGCACACCTGTAATGTCCACAGCTTATGTGAATTCAAATACTGGTTCAGTAGTTGACATCACTGACGGTGTGACAGTTACCGCAACCGATACTGACTAATCACAGTATCAAATGGATCGGCCTGCTACTGTACAACTGGTGGCAGGCCATTCTTACATCTGAGGTGACAAATGGCTGCTGGTGATACCGACATTCGTATTTGCTCTGATGCCTTGCTGATTCTGGGCGGCAAAGCAATTTCTTCTTTCAACGAAGGCACATCAGCATCAAACACTTGTGACCGCCTCTACCCTGGTGTCAAGTTTTCCACGTTACAGTCATACCCATGGTCTTTTAGCTTTAAGAAAGTCCAGCTTGCACAGACGATCAACACGCCTGTCAATCAATACCGATACGAATATCAACTGCCATCTGACCGACTTGGCGCAATCAGACGGGCATACAACAGTACAGCTATTGGCGCTGGAACATTTAATGATTGGGTGATCCAAGGCGATAAGCTTTTGACAAATGAAACAACTGTGGTCATTGATTACCAGTTTGCGCCCACAGAATCCGAAATGCCAGCGTACTTTGTGCAATTGCTCAAGTACATGATGGCATGGCATTTAGCAGATCCAATCACAGATCAAGTCAGCAAGACACAGTACTGGCAACAAGTTGCTGTCGGCTCGCCTGGTGAGAACAACCGTGGTGGCTACTTTCGCACAGCCATGGTGGTCGATGGACAAGGAAACACAACACAGTCATTTGAAGACTTCAGCCTTATTGAAGTGAGGAACTAATGGTTCGACTTGTTGCCATTCAAACCAACTTTTCTAGCGGGGAGTTAGACCCTTTGCTCAGGGCTAGGGTTGAGCTTGAGCAATACAAGAATGGCGCTGAGACACTGACCAATGTATTGGTTCAACCACAAGGCGGTGTACGCAGGCGTGGTGGGCTTAAACACTTGATGGAGATACCCAGCGCAGCAAGTCCAGAAAATGGCACTCGTAGCGTTGCATTTGAGTTCTCTGTAGATGATAGTTATATGCTAGTCTTTGCAAATCAGCGAATGCATATCTTCAAAGACAGAACATTGATCACAAATATCAATGGCACTGGCAATCCATATTTGACGGTTACTGCGATCACAAGCTCAATTCTGTCCACCATGTGTTGGACTCAATCTGCTGATACGTTGATCATCACACACAAAGATATCAATCCGATCAAGATTGTGCGTGGTGGTACTGATGCCACATGGACTGTCAGCAACATCACATTCGTTGGCATACCCAAATACGCATACACCATTGTGTACAGCAACCCAGCAGGCACATTGACCCCAAGTGCAACATCTGGATCCATCACGCTGACGGCATCTTCTGCGGTTTTTTCTGCTGGCAGTGTTGGTCAGTATGTCAATGCCGCTCCGCAAGGCAGAGCTAGGATTGTTGCGTTTACAAGCACCACAGTGGTCAGTGCTGTCACAGAGATTCCATTCTTTAGCACTGCGGCTATTGCTACTGGATCATGGGAATACGAATCTGGCTATGAAGATGTTTGGTCTTCTGCCCGTGGCTGGCCTCGTACTTGTACTTTCCATGAAGGTCGTCTGTACTTTGGTGGCAGTAAGTCTCGCCCATCAACTGTGTGGGGAAGTAAGGTTGCCCAGTTCTTTGACTTCAATCCTGATCAAGTCTATGACGATGATGCAATTGAAGCAACGCTGGACACCAACAGCTTGAACACAATTACCGACATTATCAGTGGTCGTGACCTGCAATTGTTTACGACTGGTGGCGAGTTCTATGTACCGCAGTCTGGTCTTGATCCAATTACGCCAACTAATTTCTTTGTGAAAACAGTCAGTCGCAATGGTTCCCGTGAAGGTATGCGAGTGCAGACATTGCAGTCTGGAACCATCTATGTCCAGCGACAAGGCAAAGCACTCAATGAATTTTTATACAGCGATGCAACTTTGTCTTATGTCAGTACATCAATCAGCTTGTTGTCAAGCCATTTGATTAACAATCCACTTGAATTGGCGTTAAGAAAAGCTACCAGTACGGAAGAAACAGATGCCTTGCTGATGCTCAATGGTGACGGCACGATTGCCAACTATTCGATCTTGCGCCAACAAAATGTGGTGGCTCCAAGCAAACTCACAACTGATGGATTGTTCAAAGACGTTGGTGTTGACATTGAAGACATCTATGTTGTGGTCAAGCGTACATTTAACAGCGTGGACAAATACTTTGTTGAGGTGTTTGACACAACCACATTTACAGATTGCTGCTTTACTGGCGGTGTTGCCACAACCATTTCTAGCCTGCCGCACATTGGCAAGACATTAAATGTGATTGCTGATGGAAGTGTGCTGTCTGATGAGGTTGTCAGCGGTGGTGGATCTGTTACCATGGATCGTGCCAGTGTCACAAGTTATGAAGTTGGTCTGCCATTTACAATAACCATCAAGACTTTGCCTATTGAACCACGGATGTCTGTTGGTGTGCGTATTGGCTTTGTTAAACGCATTATTGAAGTAAATGCTTTGTTGTATGAGACACAGCATTTGCTGGTCAACGATAACCTTGTGCCAATCAGAACATTTGATACTGTTGGTATGTTGGATGAATCGATCCCAGAGTTCACTGGAACAAAAACTGTTGGAGGTATTGCTGGATACTCTGATGATGCTCAAATTACAATCAGTCAAAATCTGCCGTTGAAGTTAACGCTTCTGGGTATTGACTACAAACTATCTGTGTACGGAGGCACATAAATGGCACAAATTGCAATGTTGGCCTTTGCTGCTGTAAGTGCAATGTCTTCTATAAGACAAGGTGAGCAACAAGCCGAAAGATTTAGATTTGAAGGGCAGCAAGCTGAACTGCAAGGTCGTCAGAATGCGCTAAACTACAACCGCCAAGCTTTGGCTCTTTTTGAGCGCCAGCAACGACTTGGTGGAACTATCAGAGCAAGAGCAGCCGCTGGTGGCATTGACCCACTGACAGGAAGCCCACTGTCTATTGACCAATCAAATGCTCAACGAGCTGGCTACGAGATCCAGATTGCCCGTGAGAATGCGGAGTTGGCGGCTGCTGGTGGTTTGGCTCAATCGCAACAACTGTATGGTGCGGCTACTGTTGCAGAGGCTAC